CCCAATACCCCGGTGCCGCTACCTGTAGTGCCAGCGCTTCCTTGCGCGCCGCCCGCACCGCCTGTGGCCGAAACCAGCGCCCCAAAGCTCGATGTCCCACCAACGCCGCCAACAAGTCCTGAATTCCCAGCCGCTCCAGCTGCGCCGATAGTGACAGTCTGTGAGCCGGGGGACACTATTCGTTTTCGAGCATACCCCCCCGCGCCGCCACCCGCCGCGCCCGCGATTTGTCCGGCACCCGTTGCTACGGAACTTCCACCGCCGCCGCCGCCAGCCACAACCTCTACAACAACGCTATTTGTTCCGGCTGTTGGCGTGTATGTACCGGTTGCGGTAAATACCTGAACATTAATCAAGCGGCCGTGAATTGCGGCTGCTAACTGTGCTGAGTTGGCGGGATTTAACGTTAATCCAGCGCCCTCGATTACATTAGCAATCTCCTCCTGCAGCGCATTAAATGACTCCGCATTAAAGTCCGTCGGGGCTATACCTAAAGCTTTGTTCCCATTCTTGTAGCCATGTTTTCCGGCCCCAAATAAATCGACAGCTTTGGTGGCCGTATCTATACGCTGCATAGTGTTCTCCTATTGATACGCAAATATGACGCTGGTATGCGCCGGTTTATATTTAGTAATACGACACTCCAGCGCTTCGTCGCCCCAGCTTTGCAGAGCGTCGTTACAGTTGCCGTTGCAGTTGGCAATGAACACCCCGCCCGTTGAAAACGGCAGGTTCAGCGTCCATGCGAATTTATCGCCCTCGCTATACAGCGCATCGTTGCAGTTGTCATTGCAGTTGGCCGGCAAATACTCGTCGATGGTTGCGCCGGGATAGCCCATGGTTTCGGCAATGTCGATAAAATAGGCCCTACTCTGGCCGCCGACCATGGTCAGTTTCGACTCCAACGCGGCCTGGCGCTGCGCAGTGGTCTGGTCGATAGTGCCGCAGGGATCTGGAAGACCCGCTACGCGTTCCCAATCCGCCAGCATTTCGATAGTGGTGCGCGGATCGACCTCATTGACCAGATCCACGCAGCGCAGATCGATCCTGGCAAACTCATCCGCCCAGGCCAACAGCAACCCCGATAAATTGCTGGTTTGCGTTATTGCCCATGCGATGCCGCGCGGCATTAACGCCTTCAGCTGACTCCAGTAATCATTAACCGTCATAGCCATGTAATCGCTCCCGGCGCGGTCATGTAGCCAGTGGCGTTGGTCACATCGGCGGCCGGCGCGGTCATGGTGTAATTAGTTTCGCCAGCGGCCGCGCTAATGGCTGCACGGATATGCGATAAAAGCAGCGTGCCGCCAGGCTCTGACTCTCGGCTGATCAGGTCAGTCAGCTCCGCCTCGACGGCGGCCTTGACTGCCGCAGTATTGGGAGTAACACCGATGCTGAAAGCCAAGGGCGCAGCAACAGGGGCGACCACATAAAAGCCTTTCAACGAGACTGGCCGAAGCTCGTCAATATAAGCCTGCACGGTGGCGACTTCACCGGCATCCGGGATGATGCCGGCATCGTTATCGCGCACAAACCTCAGCGTAACGGTACCCGCCCCAAGTTCTTGCGGATAAACCCAGGCGCGGGTGACCCCGGCCACTTCCAGCGCCCAGGCTTCATAGTCGTGTTTTGCCCCGCCGTGCGGCGGCTGCTGGATGCGGGCGATAAAACGCGACCGTAAGGCGTTATCGGTTTCCGCGTCAGCGCCGCCGGACAGAACGCCGGCCGTACCGGTTGCAGCGACGCCTGCGATGGGCGTGGTCAACGTCAATGCGTAACCGGTCGCGGCATTGCCAGCCTGTCCCGCATCGACGGCGGTTACTGCAACGACGGCGGTACCAGCGGCGATAACCACATCAGCATCGACCGTGTATAAAGCGCCGTCTGCGCGTTGCAGCTCGGTCAGCGCGGGGATGGTGACGCCATTGGTACCGGTCAGCGTCACGGTTCCGGTGGCGAAGCTGGCGGGAATGCGGTAAATCTTCCAGATCGACGCCCAGCGCTCCAAATATTCAGCTTCGGCCGTATCGAAAATGATCTGCGTAGCCAGCCATTGGATAAACCCATACAGGCCATGCACCGCCGCCGAATGCACTCGTGACAGTACATTGAGATTGGAGCGGCGCAAGGTTGCATCGCTGTCCGGCAAGCGCGACTGAATGTCGGCAAACGCGCGGACGATCAGATCTGATAAGGTCGGTCTAGCAAAGGCCATTTTCTATGCGCTCCAAAAGTGTTCGAATCTATAGCGTTTAACGGGATGTCCCGGCCGGGTAATCGACACCCCCAGCGCCAGAACGCCGGAGCGCGGATTGCTGGCGACCACGTCGGCCGGTTCCGCCACGCCATCATCGACCAGCCACCTCAACGATTCCTCGGCGTATTGCTGGGCGCGGGACAGCACTGCAGGCAATTGCTTTTCACGGCCAAGCAGCCACAGCCGCGACCCGATCAAATCGCCGTTAACGTCGGCAAAACTATCGCCCCACCAGCCGCGCCGGTCTTTCGAGCCGTCCGGTATGGCATCGTCCGAAAGCGCGCGCCGGTCGGTGAACAGGCTCAGGATAACGGCGGTTTCCAGACCGTCGTCCTCGGCAAAACCCAGCCCGTCCAGCGCATAATCGACGCCGTGTTCAAGGTCTATAAAAATGGTTTTTATGTCGCTCATACCGGCGTTCCTGTTTGCGCGGCACCCGCAGTCACGCCGCCGTGCTTATGTGTTTTCAGACTAATGCCGTCGGCTATCACATCGCCGCCGGTCACGATCACACGGGGGCAATCGACAATAGTGATGTCATGCGTTGCGCCGGTAATCACGATGCCGGTGCGCGACAATTTAATGATGTGGCCCAAGTCGTCATACAAAGCCACTTCCCCGCCTTGCAGATTTTTAAGACGATATCGGCGGTCATCGATTGCCAATACCAGGCCGTGATTGCGATTGCCGCCGACAAAAACGCCAGCCACTTCGGCCCCGGCATGGGGCTGACTGGTCAAACCGTAATTCTGGAAGCGCTCCATATCGCGCACCTCGCCGGACAACAGCTTGACCTGTACGCCCTGCATCTTGGCGGCATCGTTGACCAGCGCCAACACGCCGCGCGCAACCATCAGATTGACGCGGCGGGCCAGCGGCGCAGTCAGTTTATTGATAGCGCGGATCATGGCTTCCAATCCCATTCCGGCTGGGTAATGCCGGATTCGTCGCCCTGCGCCTTGCGGATCTTCTTTTCCAGCCGCGTCTGCTTAATGCCTTCGATCATATCGAACGCATGCGGGTTGGCGACTTGCAGCGTGGTCAGCGTGCCGGAATCGTTCAGCGAATAGCTGGCGGATACAATCAGCACATCCAGATCGGCCGACAATAGCGGCGACCTCAGCCGCGTGAGGGTATTGGGCGTCCACAGCTTGCCGCCTACATCCCAGCCCTGCACGGTAATGGTGGCGCGGGTACCGCGTCCGCGACGGACATTGCGCTCCCATTCGGCGCGCTGCCTCAAGGTTGCGTTGCCGTCCTGGTCTTCAGCCATGATAATCAACGGCCGGTACCGGGTAATCCCAGCATCCTTGACGCTGGCGACTTGGTGCGCCACCGTTTCGCCGTAGCTGTCGTCGTCGCCTTTGCTCTGGCCTTTGACGATGTAATCGCTAAACCGGTCCTTCCAGCTGAATTCGCCTTCACCAATTAAAATGTTTTCGCCTTCGGTTAACCCGGCAGGAGCTCGCGCAGTTCCGGCACGAGTCAGCAGCAGGTTGCCCAGGCCATCCGACACTAATAACAGCGCACGCATCCGGGCCGCACGCTCCAATTCCTCGAACACGCTCGCGCCTTCCTGTATCGCAAACACCGGCAGCGCTGCGCCGGTATCGGCGGCCACGATGACTCGAATGCCGAACGGTGCGCACAGATCGGCGGCAATTTGCTCGATCTTCTTATTGCTCCATTGACCACTCTTATAGATAGCGGAGCAGTCAACGAGGTCAGCGGTCTTGTCGCGGCCGGATATGCTGATGCCATGCGTCTGCTGGTCGAAGCGTGGCTTTACCGTGTCAATGTAACCGGTGATGACCGTCCGTCCGTTGACCAATACCGCGCATGCCTGGCCTTCTTTGATCTGCCTGGCCTGCTGGCCTTGGGCGGTATTCCAGCGATCGGTAACGGCTAGCACGAACGTGCCGGCGATCTGCTCGATGCCGGGCTCGATCTCGACCTCCGTCCAGCCACCGTAATAGTTGCCGTCTACCTTGAGTTCAACGGTCATAAGGTGGGCACCTCAATTGTGCGACCGCCGGGCACAAAGCCGGGGTGGCGGATCTTGTTCCGGGCAACAATAGCGTCGGCCTGTTCAACATCGCCATATAAATGATGCGCGACAACCAGCGCGGGCAATGTCGCCGGAACCATGTAGATTACGGTACGGGACAAGTCTGCGGCCCGCACGGTAATATCCTTAATCACCGCAATGCGTAGTTTTGACAGCGCCATATAAATTTTATCAGGCGCGGTTTCGGCCAATGCTTCCAATTTATCGGCAAGCTCGTCGCGCAACGCGATAGCGTCGGCATGGTTTGGCGGGATGATCTTAGTTGATAATTTGGCCGCTTCGATGACGGCCGCTTGCCGGATCAGCGTGATGACGGCGGCCTGATTAACGGCCTGCTGTATCCGGCTGGGCGTGGCGATCGCGTTGGGCGTGGCCAGTGTCGGCGGTATTGAATTGGGCACCGGCTTGGCGGCGCTGCCAAAATCAAACAACGGACGCAAGGCGGACACGGCTACCGATGCGCTATAGGACGATACGGCCGCCGCTTGCCGAGCGTTAAGCGTGGGCAATGACGCTGCGGCCGTTGAGCTGATAGCTTGATCCGATGCGGACGAAGACGACGCGATCAACGCAGAAAGTGCGTCTGGGGTGACGGCATCATCCTGACTACTTGAAAAACCGAACGAAGATAGCAGGGAGGAAAGGCCGCCCATCGGGTTGTCGGCAATACCGGCTAATGCGCTAACCTGCCCGAACAGACCGCTAGCCAGATTGCCCGGCAAGCTCATCAGGCCTGTCACAGAACCGGCAAAGCCAAACAGCTGCCGGGTGAATTCCGGCAACAGGCCGCCAGACAGCAGATTATTAGCTGCCGACTGAATGCTGTCGAGCGCGTCCGTGATCGTAGCCAACGCCTCGGTCGGTAAAAAGTCCTGCAAGCCGGAAATGCTGAAGTTATCAAAAAAACCGGCTTCGGTTGCCGCCTGAGCCTCATCTGCGGCGGCATTAACGGCTGCGCCGGTGTCGGTGTGCGGCGCAGGGTTGACCGGCTCCCCGGATTCGGAAAACGTCATCGAGAACCGTGCCATGCCGCCATCGGCGGTAGACTCGGAAATACGGGCCGGCGAACTGAGCACGACCTGCATGCGTCCGCGATACGGATGCACCAGCTCGCCGGAACCGAATGCCTCCAGAGCATCGATCAGCTTGTCGCGGCCGGCCATGTAGTTCTCGCCGATCACGAAGCCTTCGATTGTGAACTCGCGCGCCTTTCGGCCCAGGTCTTCGGCATACGGCAAGTCGCGCTGCGGGTATTCATGCAACGCATTGCGCCGCCCTACCTGGCCTTCGGTCGAGACCACGCTAAACGATACGCCCCGGAACGAGGCCGGTTGCATCTTGTCACGCCAGGTTTGTGCGGGTGCTTCGGCCATTATCGGGCTCCCGACATGGTAAGGCCCGAATCGACGTTTAAGGTCATGCGCGGGTCATTCGTTTTCATGGCTGTGACTGTGACCGGAGCGGCGGCATCGATCTTAATGTGCAATGTTCCGCCCACATCGACTTTATCGGGTGCGCGCCTGGTTAATGGCGCAACAGGTTTTCCCATGGCGATTGGGGCAATAGGCTGGCCCATGGCGATAGGCGCAACAGGCTTAGCCTGTGCGAGCGGGGCAACGGGTTTGCCGGTAGCAACCGGTTCAACAGGCCTGGCCTGTGCGAGCGGGGCGACAGTTTTTCCTGTGGACACAGGCGCGACCGGCCCGCCCATAGAGATAAGCTCGACCGGTTTGCTCGTAGTGGCCGGCGCGGCAGGCTGGCCCAAATCAATAGACACAAGCGGATCGATTGGACGGCCCGGCGCTTTTTCCGCAGGGCTACCAGCCTCTTGGCTATTGGCCTGCGGTGTCGGCGGCATTGGGAACATCGCATCGCCGCCGGCAAATGGGCTTTTCAGTCGCATAATGTTTTTAATGGCTCTATCGATGCCGGCAATGCCCTCAATAAAACCCGAAAACCCTGCCTTAATGCCGCTAAATACATGATCGATAGCCGCCATTAAATCCACGGCAAACCAGTTTTTTACATTGTCAATGCCGGTTTTAAAACCTGCAACCACAGCATCCCAGTTTTTCCACAGCAAAAACACGGCCGCCGATATCGCCGCGACAATTAACACCAACGGATTGGCCAGCATGACCGTGGTTAACGTAACCATGCCGGAAACGATACCGCCGATCGCCAGCAGCAGCGGCCCGGCCATAATAGCGGCAATGCCGCCAAATGTAATTTTAGCCAGGTTGCCGAACCCGCCCACCAGCACGGACAGCTTGCCGATTGAATCCCACGCCTCCCCCGCAAAAGTAACGATTGCCTCAAGTGTGGTGCGCAGCTGTTTCCCCCAGGCGTCAACCTCTTTCATGCCCTCGGGTGTCTGTAAAAATTCCAGCTTTTTGATGACCGAATCCAGCGTCGTTTTCAGGAACTCGAACGCGCCGCCGCTGTTCATTACCTGGTTTACAAAACTTTTCCAGGTATCCGATAACGTGGACATCATCCCTGTCCAGGTGCGGCTTTGTTTTTCCGCCGCGCCTGCTGCATCCTTACCCATCGCTTCAATCAACAACGCGATTTCCTTGCGGCCTATCTTGCCCTTGCTGATCATATCCATGATAGCTGCCTCATTTTTGCCCATCGCCTTGGCCAACAACGGCACCACCTTGGTGCCGCGCTCGGTCAATACGTTTACCTCTTCCATCTGTAGCTTGTTTTTCATCCAGGCCTGACCCAGCTGGCGGGTAATCTCGATCATGTTTTCCTGGCTGCCGTTGATCTTGGCGTTGCTGTCCACCAGCGCCATCAGTGAGCCGTTCATCGGATTGATGCCGGCGTTTTTCAGCATGGTGTAAGCTTTGGTCGTAGTGTTCAGCTCCAGAGGCGTTTTTTTGGCAAAGTCGGTTATCCAGGCCATCGCCTTTTTACCGGCTTCGGCGCTGCCTTCGACCGCTTCAAGCGACACGGCCAGATTCTCGAACTCGGCGGCCGTATCGATAAACATATTCTTAAACGCGAACCCTGCCGCTCCGGCCATCGCTGTTAGCTTAAAGGTCAGCGAACTGACCTCGCGGCCGACACCGGCCAAGCCGGAACGCATCTGGCTGAGCCCTGTCAATTGCAGAGACCTGTTCAGCGCGACGCCCAGGTTGCGGGCAGGCGCTTGCAATGCCTCGATCTGGCTGTTCATGCGCCGCAGCGGCGCGGACAAATGATCGACCGCGCGCAGGATTAAACTGAGGTTAAGATTGCTGCGCATCGATCCTGACCGCCTCGCCGTGCCACATCAACAATTCATCCACATCCATTCCCCACAGCTCGGACGGTTGAAAATGAAAAAAGCAGGCGATATCGCCCATTACTTGCCGCCAGTTGCCGGGGACTGTCCCAAAAAATCGCCCGCCACCTCGGAGATGGCGTTGAAGTCTTCCACGTCGATCTGATCGACCGCCGACATCGGCCAATCGGCCATTGAGGCAATCAGCGCCGCAATCTTGCCGATGTCGCCGGTGGCGCTGTCCATCGCTTTCATGTGTTTGAGCTTTAACCGATCGGGCAAGGTTATCTCGTTGACTTGTTCGTCGTTAAATATGACGGGATGCTTTAGCGTAATAACGGCCATGATCAAACCTCCTTGCAATCCATAGCGCCAAACGATACCTTGACCTCGCCATCCGACAGGGACAGCGCTTCAAGGCAAACCATGCCGGACAAGACAAACGATTTGCCGGTGTCGGTATCAAAAGACCCTGAACCCGCGACAATGGCCTGTATTTCGGTCAGCGAGGTATGGGCGTCGTGGATGATCGTGCATTCCACGCCGGCCGATTCCGTGCTTTCTTTATAACCGGCGGTGCCGTGATCGGCGGGCACCATTTCCCGCTTCACCTGGCCGAACTTGAGCGTCGCGCCCGACTTTGACGACAAGCGCTTGCCGCCGACCGTGATAAAAACCCGCCCTGTAACTTGGCCCATACGCCCCCCTTATAAAATGAATTGAACAGCCGCCGCGAACACGTCAAATTGATTGACTGTGTTCGGCGGGATGATCGCGTTAACGCGGTTCTGGTCGCTGGTCGATCTGACGACAATCAGATCCTTGATGAACTGGTCAAGGTCTTCCAGCTGCCCGGCCTTTTCCAGCTCCATCGCCGTGGCGATCAGCGTGTTCCGGATCAGTTTCGGCGTGGCGATCGGCTGACCCGGCTGGATCTTGCCCAGCACGTCGTCGCCGGCCAGCTTGTGCCGTGGATAATCGCGCAGCACCGCAATCCTAAACGCATAGCGCATGTAGTCCACCGTCCACTTGGTGTTGAGTTTTAAAAGACTCACGTCTTCCATGCCGAAGCTGTTTTGCTGGTAAGTTGTCAAAACCTGCTCGATCATCGCCGCGCCGGACTGGTCGAAAATGATAGTGCTGATACCGTCATGCATCAGCAGGTTGCGCTCGGTATCGGTAAAGCGCTCGGCCTCGACCGGGGCCAGCACCGAAGGCAAACGGATGGAGCGGAACGGCACCGCCGGATCATTCGCGCCCGAGAATTCCACCGCCGCGCCGAACTGGGCGGAAATCACCCACGGCAGAGTCGGCGACTTATTCAGGCCGCTGAACGTGGTGTGCGCGCTATTTCGCGCCGAGCCATAGGTGGCCAAATTGGCATAGGTGTCGTTTTTATGCCCGAACACATGACCGGTGCGCATATCCATGCCACCCCAACGGCTTTGCAGCTCGTTTTCCAGCAGTACGATGTTGGCGGCATCCGTCCAGGCGCACAGGATGGTATACGGGTTCATCGTGGACATGGCGGTAATCGCCGCCGCCACATCCGGGTTTCCGGTTCCGGTCACGCCGACCGCGAACGCCACGGCCAAGCCTTTGGGCAGGAATTCGCCGCTGTAATAGTTGATGCGGTAATCGATATTGTTGCCTTCGACGCCTTTGTGCCGGGCGGTAACAGTGACCACGCCCAGCGCGCTGGTAGCCGTGACTGCGCCATCCAGATCGGCGTTAATGGCCGCCGCAGTGGCTGTGGCGATATCGGTGACCGTGGCAGCGGCTAAAACGCCCACCTGTAGACGCCTTCCACCTATATATAAGTACAGCGTGCCGGATTCGGTTGGCGACCCGGTAAAAGTGATGGTCTCGGTCGCCTTAACGCCGGCGACCAGATCGTCCAGCGCCAGCGCGTAGCATTCGGTATAGGGGTTGACTTTCAGCGCCGCCTCGATCTGCTGCGCAAGCATCGAGCCGCGCCCGAAGTAGTTCACGCCGTCTTCCTTGCGGCTGACTCGCGTCAATACGCCCGCCGCAACCGTGCCGGTGCTCAGGCGCTGGCCCAAAATCAGCATCTTGTGGCTCATGACCGGCAAGCCGCGCACGGCCTTGGTATGGTCGATTTCGATGTAAGCGCCGGGCACCCGCCAATCAAGCGGGATGGTTAAAAATGGAATGTTATCAGGCATGGCTTAACCCTTGGTTTTTGGTTTTGGTTGGTCGGCGATTTGTTCCTGCACGGCTTCGTCCGTGACTTCTTCGACATCGCCATCGTTCAATCGGCGCAGCCAGTAACTGGACGCGATAACGGTTTCGCCGCCTTCGGCCAAAAACTGGCCGTTTTCCTTGCGCAGCTTCAGGCCGTCTTTCGGCTTTATTTTGGTTGGTTCGCCCAATTTCATATGTGATCTCCAGAAAGTCATCGGCAAACCGCCAGAGCGGTTTGATCTTGGCTATAGTCTAGAGAGTGGGAAATGAAAGCAGTATGCGAAGGGTTTCGCAGCCTGCTTTAAATAACAGGCATGGAAGCGGGGGAAGTTATTGCGGTAAAGCCGTGGTGTCGGTTAAATCGGGGGCGCTGGTGGTGTAGTCCGGCGGCTCTTCGGTCCATTTGTCATGCTCGGCCTGCGCCTGGAACGGCTCGACATCGTAGTCGGCATGGAAGGTCACGAACGCGCCCAGCGTGGTTTCATCTACCCCCGTACGTCGTACCGTGGTTTCCAGTTGCAGACTGCCGACCGACAGGCCGTTATCCATCCAGACCTTGTCCTTGGCAAAATTGATGCTTTTCGCGTACCAGGCCGCGCCGGTCGTTTTATGACCGTCGAGAAATTCACTCAGTGCATCAAGCATCTGGTACAGGCCGATGGTCTGGCCGTCGCCGCGCCGCGCCGCATCGTTGCCCCGCGCATTGCCGGCGACGCAGATCAGATCAAAGCGCAGCGTGGCTTTTTCATCGCCAATCGCCACCGGACCTGCCACCGCATAAACGGCCGGGGCCGCTGTTTTGAATTTGCGCATCAAGGTCGCGGCATCGCCATCCGGCAAAGCCTCGACTTCTCGCAGATTCGCGGCAATCGGCGAAGCCTTGACCGCCGCAATCAGCTCAAGTTCGAGTTCAGACAGCATCGCGGCCAAATACCGATGGGCTGGATGAAAACTGCGCACTGTCGCTGGCGACATCGGCAACCGTTCCGGCCGAATCGGCCCCCAACTGGATCACGCCTTTGCCGACTTGCGTCAGATATTTGATGGCGTCGTCATAGCGTTTTTTCACCTGCTCGATAACCCTGTCTTCATACAAGTAATACCGGGTCATATCGCAGGCCATCCGCTCAAAATTGGCCGGAACAGTGGCCAGCGGCAGGGCGTAGCCTGTTAAATAACTGTTGATCTCCGCCTCTGCATCGCTGATGGCCTTATTCAACACCGTCGCATTGATCGTGCCGGCGGGCGGTGTGGAGCGGTCGGTCAGCTGGGTGATCTCCAACTGGCCGAAACGATCGATCAGGTTTTGCTGGGTGCAGTACATTATTTAGCCGGTTTTATGACGGGCTTGTCTTTGCCTTTTGGCGCTGACTTGTCGTCACCTTCAGACGCTGACTTGTCTTCGCTTTCTGACTCCGACTTACCGTCACCTTCAGGCGCTGACTTGTCTTCGTCTTTTGATTCCGACTTGTCGTCACCTTCAGACGCTGACTTGTCTTCGTCTTTGGCTCCGCCTTTGCCTTCATGATCCGGCCATACCTCAATAGTCAGCATCGGCTCGTTAAGCAGGCGTTCCAGTTCATCGGCGGTAAAGCGTTCGTCCGGGTGTGTGACAGGAGCGATTGAATGCACCACTCCGCACCGTCTAAAGCCTTCTTTTTTCGAGGTAATAACAGTAGCCATGATTGCACCTACACCAATGTAGTTAAGACGGAACCCTGCCAGCGTCCGTAACCGACGTTGCGCCAGGTGTCCAGGCCGATCTGAATAGCGTCGTTATCGAACGCATATTCCGAATTCTCGTCCTTGACCTTTAACGCCGGTTTGGTTTCTTCCTGCCGGATCAGCGGCTTGACACTGCCGTCGGTGCGGAACGTGGTGAATTTGTCTGTCCAGCCCGCCACCGTAAACCGTGGATTAACCGCGAGTTTGACCGACATGCCGTCCATGCTGAAGGTGCTAGGGCCGGAAACTCGCGCCGTAGACAACCCGGAGCGTGCCGCGTCACTCAGGCCAACCGGAACCATGACCAGGAACTCGCTGGCCAGTTCGTTGATCGGCTCGCCCTGGTCATCCACAAAGGTATGCAGCTGGGCGATGGATTTCAGGATGGCCTGCTGCATTTCTTCCGGTGACGGTGCAGTGACTACGCCGTGCGCCGTGGCCGGCAACGCGGAAATGTCCACCGAAATGGTGTTGCTCTGAGAGCCCGACTTGCCTTCGGCGTGGTCGGTATCGAAAAAATACTGGCCGTCATAGCACAGCGCGGTTGCGCCGTTCACGATCGACGTGCTCAGCAAAGATGCGAAATGGGTCACGCCGCGTTCGGCGAACTCGCCCATTCGTACCCGGAGCTGGCCGGTTTTGTCGCGGCGCAAATCTTTCAGCAGGATATCCAGCGTCGACTCGAAGTGACGGTTCTTGATTTCCATACCCTCTGCGGACAAGCCTTTCGCCTGCCGGCTGCCGATCCATTCACGCAGCGCGGGCGGCATGCCCAGCCAAACATATTTTTCCATCGCCTGGTCGGACGTGAAGTAATTCGATACTCCGTCAATCCAGCCAATCGCGTTAAGCGCTTCAAGACGCTCGTAATACATGCCGATAACCGCGCGGCTGCTTAAATCCTGTAAACTTTTTGACATAGTCGTGATCCCCTAGTTATTAACCTTCAGTCGCCCAAGTGCCGCGCAATGCCACAGCCAATGGGCCGTTGGCGTCGCCGGTCGCAAGCGTTACAAAATCCCCGCGCCGGGCGGTGGCTTTGGTATTGATCAGGTCTTTGTTGTCGGTGCCGGGCAGATCCGGGCCTTGTATTTTGTCGGCGGCCGCCGGCGAGACATTGACCGCAATCGTGCCGAACGCGCCGCCATTGACGATGGTGCAGTTAACCGGCACCGCCACAGCGGGCAGCGTGATAATCTTGGCGTCCACGGTAACGACCAACAGCTTGCCGTTGTCCTCAATATCCAGCGTTTTATCAACGGTGATGGCCTCGCGCACCGTATAGGCCGCCCAAGGATCGATATAGCGCGCCGCATCGAATGCTACGACCGCCACACCGGCGCTGACATAGCGATGCACGAAACCGATGAAGGTCCCGCCCACCGGGTTAAGGCTGAAGGTATCGTCGTCCGTTGCGTAAACCGGCTGGCCGACATCGGTAATCACCGCTCCGGTCACGGCCAGCTCGATCTTGCCGCTTTCAATCACCCGCACGTTAATGGCGGCAGCGAGTCCGGCGGAGTTGTCGGCCTGCGCTTCCGCGAAACCGCCGAACTTGTCGCCGGCGACCAGCGGTCTTGCATGACCGGTGCCTGCAACCAGGCCGACGGCCGCCAGCAGATAGATAATATCTGCCGCGATAAGCGGGAACTCGTTGCGGTTGCCGCCCTCGACGGGCCGCTGCTTGTCTGCTGTTAATGTAGTCATTCTTTACTCCCATGAATTTTGACCGAGCCCGCTTCATTGGCGCGGACATAGGCGATATAGGTATCTGCGGTGCCGAACTCGGCTTGCAGGGCTGCGGTTTTGTTGAACTCCGCTCTGGCCCGGTCTTCAACCGGCAGCGTACTGTCGATCTGACCGTCAACCGGCGGCTTGCCTTGGCTCTGCATGCCGGACAAGGCCGCAATCGGTTGCGCGGAATCTAAAAACCCGGATAGCGCGGCAAAATCCTGCTTACCCAGATTGGTCAAATAGCTTTCCAGCTGCTCACCGATAATCCGCCCGTCGGCTTTGCCTTGCTCGATCAACCGGTCAACACGATCGTCAACCACATTGCCGGACAAGGCCGCCAATTGAGTGCGCATCTCATTGACTACGCTAATCGGGGCGTATTTCGTCAGGTCTACTTCGGGGTTGATGCGTGCCGCTTCAGTGCCGACCTGCGCCGACAAAGCCGCAATCTCGGCATTTTTAGCCGTTATCAGCGCCGACATACTGGTCATCGAGCCATCTTCTTTAGTGAGCATGGCTTTCACTTTATCCAGCTCGGCGCACATCTCGGCTGGGGTGGTTGTTAGCGGCAAATTGAGCATATAGCACAGCCGTTCGCAGAGTTCGTCCATAGTGGATTCCTGTGAGGATGAAGTTGAAAAAATAAGCGCCGCCGCAGCGGCCAAATCATTGAGGTTGTCTAACGCGGGGTAGTTGGTCAGCGCGGCCATTAGCACGCCGGTGACGTGACCGGTACCATCCCATCGAATGACCGGACTGATGTAGCGGTATTCTTTAGCCACTATTGCATCCAAGGCGGCTTGATTCCATTCCATATCAACCGCGTACAGACCATCGCCGTCGCGCCATTCAAACCGTCCACCCCATCCCGCCGCAAGGGCTTTAATACCGGTGGTTTTGGCGTGCAGGGTTTGGTGCTCGTAATCGACCAGAAACCGTGAACTTAACTCCGCTTGTGCCGCTACAATCGCGGCGGCGTTTTTGCCGGTCATAATCCAGGCTGGGACGTCGGTCGGCCGATTATCTCGGCAACTGCGAAACGATCCAGCGGGAACCAGTTTGATTTCGGTCGGCGCGACGCCCTCCAGGTCAACCAGCAGGGCGGACAGTTCGACGTATTGAGTGGCGAGTTTTTTTGTCATGGACCGCATCATAGGCAGTCATGATCAAGTGAGGTATGCGAAGGACTTCGCAGGGACTGTTTTGCAGAAAGAGGTAGACCCTTGTGAGACTGTCCTCGCAAGGGTCAGATGAAATAGTACAGGATGTAGCCGTTGGGCGATACCCGAATACGTTTATAAACGATTTATGAGCCCGTTTAAGCCTCACTAAGTAATTTTACTAGCCCGTTATAGCGGCCACTATCGTTTTCGGGCCTTAAACCGCCTATATTTCAAATAAATCCAGATTGAGCATTAACGGCTCGACGGCATGGATAATCGTGCTGATCTGGCGGTCGGTTAATCCGTATTTGCGCACCAGATTACCCATGCTAAAACCCGCAAGATGGTCCTGACGGATCATCTCATTTCGGACCGCCCGGCGGGCGGCTTCCGCTTTGGCGATCGTCAATGGCTCAGCCCCGCCAAATACCTTGCTGAACTGGCATGCCGCAGGATAGCCCAACAATTGGCTGAGGCTATGCTCCGGAGTCATATTGGCCGGTACCGACAAGCGCATGCCGCCGTAAGCGCTCCAGATAAGCCACATGACGTCGTCGCCGCAGTATTCGGCGATTTCCAGCAGGCTGGCAGGCAGCAAGTGGCGGGGCAGTTCGCTCATTGTTGCGTAGCGCTCACGGTTGTCTTGAGGCAACGGGCTTGCCATTTCTTCAGCGCCTCGATCACGCCGCTGGCCTGCGCGGTGGTCAGCCATTGCAAGGCCTCAACCCCCATCAGTCGCTTGACGTAGTTCGCCAGGCTGGCTTCGGACGGATCGCGAACGATGCCCTGGGCGTGCATGTCCAGCCACAAGGCGCGGATTTTTTTAGACTGTGCGTCACCGGCCAGCTTCCGGGTTGATGTGTCCTGGCGGTGCTTGACCTTGAAGCCTTGCTTTTTCATGGTCTCAACCGCCTGGCACAGCTGGCCGATAGACAGCGTCGAAGCCGAGTATTTGCCGTCTTTCAGGGTAGCGCCCTGCATCGGCAGCCAGATGCCGTAATAGAACTCGTCATCCCAGCCCAGCTCGGCCTTGCCGACTTGCAGCAGAGTATAGTAGTTTTTGCGGTTATCCGTCTCGGAGCGCGGTTTGTAATGTCTATGATTCATGGGTTGCTCTCTTGGCTTTGCCCTGCCAGTTGGCTGGCGGGGTTGATTTGGGTTTAATGATCTTGCCTACCGGCTGCATACCTGACTGTGTGCCGGAATATTCGGGGCTAAAGCCCCTCCCACGCTGCGCCTCGATCGCTTTGGCCTCAGTCACCGCTAGATTCTTTTCGACCCGGCCGACCATGATGGATAACAAATAGCCGTTGGATTTCAGCGGCAGCACTAATGACGCCGGTTTATTACTAACCAGTTTCATCATCTCTCCTTCCCAGGCTTGCATCGGCATTGGATACTCGACGCCGTTGCGTTTTACGGTGCCGGATTTAATCATCGGCATCAGCTCTTGCGTCAAGGCCAGCCGCCGCGACCAGCGCAGCGCCTGCTTACCGGGCTTAAACAGCTCCAAATAACGCAGCAGTGCGCCGATCATGCTCGGCGGTACGCTCTGGATCAGCGCCGTCCACTCGTTACCTGCGGCCAGTTCCATGCCTTGAATGATGTCGACCGCCTTGCCGCAGTAAGGACAATCAAAACTGCAACTCATCAGATCAAGCCTCTTTTTCAATAGCCAAAAAATCAAACTCAAACCCGAAAGGGAAATCAACAGACGACATCGATAACGGGATCGCCACCTTCTCGTTCGCCTCATTCATAAAATACGCCTCGATAAACCAACAGGTGCGCGTCGGCTTGTAGGCCTGCAAGATCGTATTAACGCCGTCGGTAAAATTCACATCGTGAAAATCATCGGTCATTTTTTGCAGTTCCAACACGCGGCTAGCGCGCAGATTGCCTTTCGCGTCTTTCTTTAACAGCCTGAAAATAGTCTTAACCAACTTTGCCGATGACGGGTCGGTCGCCAACGAATCGATGTAGGCGGTCACTTTTTGAATGCCGGCCGATACCGTATCGTCCCAGCCGTCATTGACCCGATAGCCGATGGTGATGCCGTATTTGTCCGTCGAAAACGTATGGCTTTGCTGGTTGTCAGTGACGCCGTAAACGTCTGCCTTCATCTTCAGCAGGTCTTTGAAGTAAGCAAATGTCTCCGATTTAATGGCGCTCAAGTTGTCGGATACGGTCATTAATTTAGCGACTGCATCGGGTACGGTCGTTTGCACCAAGTCTTTGTAGGCTTTGCGGTCCTGTACGGACTTAGTGCGCTTAGCGCGTAATAAATCTTCCAATTGCTGCTCGGTTAAATGATTGGGGTCAATCAGGGTCTCAGTCGTCATTTTTCTTATACCAGTTGTGTAAAATTATTTACCAAAAATGGATCATTGCCGGCAGCGCCATCAGCACCACAATCAGCAACAAGATCCCGTCCATTACTGCGCCGCGCGGTGGTTGCGATGCCCCGGCCAACGGACCACGTTGGACGCGTCCGGATGGCGCATCGGCTTATGCCAGACGACCTTGACGTCATCAATAATCGCCGCATAGGATTTGTAAAAGCGGCCATCCTCCCAGCCTTGGCCGGTATAGGCGGACTGCAAATTTCGCGTGGCATAAGTCGGCTGCACGATCATGGTGATGCCTCGGCCGATCTGCACCTTGATCAGCGCTAACCCCAGGAACTCCAGTTTTGCCGCCGCCAGGACGATCCGGCGGCGCAGGTCCGGAGCGCAAGGCGCATCGAGTAATTGATAGCTGCTCATGATTAAGCCTCCCGGATTAAATCGCCGCTGACCTTGGCAAAACCCAGTTGGGCAGCCTGATTCAATGCGGCAGTGACTAAGTTGTTGACCATCAACGGGTACATCAAGCTGATCGTCTCTCGGGTTTTAGCATTCGATTTGGTAAAGATCAGCTGGGCCCGGATGCCGTCAATCGCATCGACCTCAAAGACATTGGCGATATCAGCACCGACGCGATTAAACTTAAAGCGCAAGTAGTCGTCGATCGACGCATCCAGCGGGGCCAGCTCGACCAACTCGCAGCGCTGCACCACTTCGCGCACCTCGGGCGAGCGCTCGGACAGCTTGTTTTTCAGTTCGGTCTGGCCGATCAGGATGATCGACAGCAGTTTTTTAAAGCCGTCTTCCAGTTCCAGGAAGCGCTTTAAGTGCTTTAGCGTTTGAGTGCTTAAGGCATGGGCTTCTTCGATGATCAGGCAATGCGCAAACCCTGCACGGCGGCTGTCTTTGAGTATCCTATGCAGCTGGCGGCTTTTGGCTTCCATGGTCCGCTTGGGGTTCTCGTTGGGCGCTACGGTGTTGATGATCGCATCGATAATGCTCGCGGATTTCAGCGTCTTGCCTTTGATATCGTTGTCTTCCATGCCCAATACGTACGGCTGAATCAGGATAATCGCCGCATCCTCACGGGCGATGCGGTCTTCCAGGTCTTTGCGCAAGGTGGATTTGCCCGCGCCGCTTTCGCCGACCACGGCCATAAAGCCGCCGAACTTTGCGGTGCTATACAGGTACTCGCGGACATAGCGCGTGGTCGGGCTGTTG